TAAATGTATTAATTGGATAATTCATGCCTTGTGCTAATGCTTGGTTATACTCAGCACTGCCGCTCAGGAACATGGTTGGCGTATACTGCCACACTAAACCGCCACTGTCCTTGATGGGCTTTAATAAGTAATCCTGCATGCCTAGTCTACTATAGAACTGATCTTCACCACCAGCTTTGGGTCGCAATCTGGCACGCCAGTCACGTTTTTCACTGAGATTGTCAGTTACTGGTTTGTAGCTACGCTGTATTTGCTCTCGCTGTTCCTGTTGTGATGCCTGTATCTTGCCTTGTATCTGACCTGAAAATACGTTATCACGCATATCTGGTATTGTACCCAATGCTCCTGGAAATGCTGTACCAACAAACCCGCCCAACGCATTCTTTAGCGGACCGTCATCAATCTCGTTGAATTTGGATGCCGCAAAATCATTGATTCTACTTGCTAGTGCTTTTTGGCTATCTTCAAACATAATTATTCCTCTCTGCGATATTTATCACTATCATAAACTACTGTTTTAATTACCAGAATCTTAAAAAAGTTCTTGACTTTCTGTGTAACTAATATATACTGACTAGTGTATACCTATAGGAGATTCCATTTAAATGGCTACGCAAACTAAGAAAAACTACTTGAATAACAAAGACATACTCAAGGAAATTCACAAGAGCAAGATGTCATACTGTTATGTTGAGGATGATAGATATTTTTTATTCGACTTGATCCTGGATGATATTTCAGAGATTACACCAGAAGCAGTACAACAATCTAAAGAAAATCAAGCAAGCCGTCGCCAAAGCGAGAGTTATGCAGAGGCTATGCTAACACATGACAAAAAGGATTATCGCAACAAGCCTAAGCAAAAAGACTTTGCCGTAGACTTGGATACAATTAGTGATGAAGATGTTACATTTCGTGTGATGTCGTACGATCATATTCCACTTGATGATGTGCGTAAAAAGAATCCCAAAACTGTGGCAGACCATCACAGCAAAGTAAACTTTCCTCCCTTTAAGCACTATGCATACCAGAATGGTGAGTTAAAAGAGGTTGGCCGTAGTCACTGGAAAGGTGATTTGGTTAACGGTGAGTTTGACTGTGTGCATGGTAAGCTCACTAACAAACTGGGCATGATGTTCCTGAAGTTGGTTGAGCGTTACAGTCATCGTTCAAACTGGCGTGGGTACACGTATGTTGATGAGATGCGTGGGCAAGCGTTGTTGCAGTTGAGCGAAGTGGGCTTGAAGTTTAACGAAGCTAAATCAGATAACCCGTTTGCATACTATACTGCGGCAATCACAAATAGCTTTACACGAGTGCTTAACTTGGAGAAGCGCAACCAAAACATCAGAGATGACATCTTGGTTGATAGTGGTCATATGCCTAGCTTTACCAGACAATTGGCGCATGAAGAAGAAATTAGAAAGATCAGAGAAACAGCAGAAGCAGAGTACTCACATTCATCGGAGTCATTTGGAGATCTATAATGGGTCAGCTATTCAAGAAGGCGGCTTGCTTTACAGACATACACTATGGTTTGAAGCAAAACAGCCGTCTACATCTACAGGACTGTCATCGTTTTGTGGACTGGTTTATCGCAGAAGCCAAGGCACGTGATGCAGAGACTTGCATCTTCTTGGGAGACTGGAGTCATCACAGAGCAAGTGTTAACATTGCTACAATGAATGCAAGTATACAAGATCTTAAAAAGCTAAACGCTGCTTTTGAGAAAGTATACTTCATAACTGGCAACCATGACTTATACTATCGTGACAAACGTGACCTTAATAGTGTGGAGTACGCCAGAGACCTTTCAAACTTTGTTATGGTGGATGAGCATTTTGTACAAGATGATGTAGCTATTATGCCTTGGCTGGTTGGCGATGAGTGGAAGAAGGTACAAAAGCTCAAAGTTAAATACTTCTTTGGACATTTGGAGTTACCTAGATTTTACATGAACGCAATGGTTCAGATGCCTGATCATGGTGGCTTAAAGCCAGACCATCTCAAGGGACCTGACTATGTGTTTAGTGGACACTTCCATAAACGCCAATATAGCAATAACATCCATTACATTGGTAATGCATTCCCACACAACTATGCTGATGCTGGTGACTGGGAACGTGGTGCTATGTTTTTAGAGTGGGACAAAGAGCCTGAGTACGTTAACTGGGAGCAATGCCCCAAGTACAAGGTAATACTGTTAAGTGATCTGGTGAGTAATCATGCAGAAATACTTGACGAATATACCCATGCTCGTGTAAAATTAGATATACCTATCAGTTATGAGGAAGCGAGTTTCATTCGTGAAAAGATGGCTGAGCAATACAAGGTACGTGAACTGCAATTGATGCCTATCAAGGAAGAGCAAGAAGAGTATGAAGGCGGTGATATTCAGTTTGAAAGTGTTGACCAAATTGTTGTAGCACAGTTGGATCAACTTGAGAGTGACAGTATCAACAAAAACACACTTATTGACATTTACAACGGACTAGAAATCTAAAATATGTTAACAATTAAGAATGTAAGTGCACGAAACTTTATGAGTATCGGCGCACAGACTCAGGCGGTTAATTTTGACAACAACCAGCTAACACTGGTGTTAGGACATAACTTAGACTTAGGTGGTGATGGTAGCAGGAATGGTACTGGTAAAACAACTATCATTAATGCACTAAGTTATGCACTATATGGCGAAGCATTAACCAATATCAAACGTGATAACCTCATAAACAAGACAAACGCCAAAGGCATGATGGTCAGTGTTGAGTTCGAAATGAACAATACTGAATATCGCATTGAGCGTGGACGTAAGCCTAATGTGCTACGCTTGTTGGTGGACGGTATTGAGCATCAGGACGATGACGCTCAGGGTGACAGTCGTGAGACACAGAAAGACATTGAAAAGATTATTGGCTTTCCACATGAGATGTTCAAGCAATTGATTGCCCTTAACACATACACTGAACCTTTCTTAAGTTTACGACCCAATGATCAGAGGGCTATGATTGAGCAGCTCCTGGGCATAACAGATTTAAGTGCAAAGGCAGACGTCCTTAAAGAGTTACTCAAGCACACTAAAGATGATATCAAAGAAGAAGAAATTAAGATACAAACCATAGAGGCTAGTAATCAGCGCATTGAGAAAAATATCAGAGATATAGAAATGCGTGGTAAAGCCTGGGACAGGACTCATACTGAGAAACTGCAAAGCATGGAGTTGGCTCTGACTACATTGGCAGAGCTAGATGTGGACACTGAGATTGAGAATCATAAGTGTGTTGCAGAAGCCAAAGAGCTACAGACACAATATGACACCATAAACAAAGAAATAGTAACACTCACAACCAGTTGCGGTCGCAGTGAGAAGCGTATCACAGACCTCAAAGGCAACATTGTGGATGCAGAAGCTGGTGTATGTCCTGCGTGTGGACAAGGCACTGAGCACTTGGATACTCATACCACATACAAAGCAGACTTGCAGGAAAAGCTGGATGCTGAGACAGAGTATTACACAGAGCAATATGATAGACTGCAAGAACTTACTGTGGCACTAGCAACTATTGAGGTGCCTGTGTGCGATACTCCGTTTTATAAGACCGCTGAGGAAGCGTACGAGCACAAGCATAACATGGACACGTTAGCAGTTCAGTATGGTGAGAAAATGGATGATGTAAATCCATACATTGAGCAGATTGAGAGTCTCAAAGAAACTGGTTTGCAGAACATAGACTGGGATCGTATCAACGAACTGAACGAACTCAGAGAACACCAGGAGTTTTTGCACAAGCTATTAACTAACAAAGATAGTTTTATACGTAAAAAGATTATTGACCAGAACATATCTTATCTGAATCACAGACTAGCATACTATCTGGAACGCATTGGTTTGCCGCATGAAGTTAAGTTTAGCAGTGACCTCAGTGTTGAAATTACTGAGTACGGCAGAGACTTAGACTTTGATAACTTGAGTAGGGGTGAGCGCAACAGACTCATACTTAGTTTGAGCTGGGCATTCCGTGACATATATGAAAGTCTCAACCATCCCATGAACTTGTTGTGCATTGATGAGCTCATTGATAGTGGTATGGATACCACAGGTGTTGAGAATGCGTTGGCTATTCTCAAGAAGATGAATCGTGAACAAAAGAAAAATATCTTCTTGGTTAGTCATAAAGAAGAACTTGTGGGCCGTGTACATAATGTACTAACAGTAATCAAGGAAGGCGGCTTTACAAGTTACAATACAGATACAGAATACGTTGAGTAGGGTTGGGTCACCAAGATCATTGTACATGCATGCATATAGGGGATAACTATAAAGCATGCATTGGACATACCAGGGTGAACCCGTAGAAAATTTACCTGATGATTGTGAAGCATTTGTGTATATCATTACAAACTGTATTAGCGATCGCAAGTATGTTGGCAAAAAACTCGCCAAGTTTAAAAAGACCCGACCTCCACTCAAGGGCAAGAAACGAAAGCGTAGATCACTTATTGAGAGTGATTGGCGAGAGTACTGGGGCAGTAGTGATCAGCTTAAAGCTGATGTAGCTGAACTAGGTGAAGAAAACTTCACAAGAGAGATATTGCATTACTGTGCTTCCAGAGGAGCCGCAAGCTACATGGAAGCCAAAGAGCAATTCGATCGTGAAGTATTGATGACAGAAGAGTACTACAACGGCATAATAAATGTCAGGGTAGGTGGAAGTAATAAGCTCAGAGAGTCATTAGGCAATATAAACTAGGCAAACATGGCATTTCAATCAGGCACAATTCAATTATCTCACATGGCTTACAATCTAGGCAAAACACTAAACAACATTAATTAACAACTACAAAACAGCACATAAGGTTAGCGGGCCGGACAACAATACCGCTGTGTTACCCACTCTGATGTGAGGTGGAGCGTAAGCATTTGCTGTATGCGATTTCAAACACTACCCTGTTCTAACAGGATGCCCAAATGTCCTCCCTATGCGAGTGAAACATTTGTTTGATCTTAACGGTTGTGTGACTCCAGTAGTCACAGGAAAGCACTATACACTATATTATCAGGTTGAAGCGAGCTGATATTAAAAGTCGTCGTAGGTTAGGGTAAGTTCAGAGCCCAATAGTGTGTGCATCCAAAAAAATACCTACCTTCTGTTTGGCTGAAGACACTCGTCGGAAGAGCGTTAGCAACCAATTTTTTATACGGAGCCCGGATATCAGGCTTCGTATGGCATCGACATCTGTCGGAAGTATCACCAGGTAACATATAATAAATTATCGAACTGTTCGAAATGCTAAAAAATCCAACAAGTGTAATGAAGTGAGCTATGCGAACGTAATGTAACGTAGTTGGAAAGGCCTTTAGGCCTTCTTACTTGATGTATATGGTTTTGCGTAGTTCTTAATGTCTGGGTCTGAGTAGTATATCTTGAACAGAGCCAAAATTCCAGAAACTACAGCCAAAAAAAAAGCAAGCACTTAGGCTTGCTTT